TTTCATTCTTCTAATATATGGATTCATTCCAACTGAAATAGCCTGGTCATGTGGCCAAAGACCAAAAGTCTTTTTCTGATCTATATCGAAATATTCTGGATCACCAAACATCATAATCTCCTATTTTCTGGCAAAAATCCAATCTTCTTGTATTAGATTACCCTTTGAATAATGCTCTTCTACTAACTGTATTGGATTAAAACCAATGTCATTCATAAACGACACAACAGTATCTTTCGAGGGTGAATTGAGATTATACTCAATCAATGATAGTTCTATACTGACATACTCTGCTTTATTTATCACAGACATACCACCATTGATGATATCGATCTCTGATCCCTGGGTATCCATCTTGATGAATTGGAAGTTATTATCGGCAAACAAGTTATCAAGTGTTTCAGTTGTTCTCACTATTGATCTTTTCCGACTATAGTATTCAGTATTCTCTAAGTAATAAGATGACCCTGTACCAATATCATTGTCGTCTTGTAGAAAAAACTCGACTTCTTTTTCTCTATCAGAAAGACATGCTATTCTATAGTCTAGACCAGTATTCTTCAGATAGGGTTCACAATAAGGATTCGCCTCAATCATAAAAATTTCTATCTGAGGAAAAAAGTATTTGATTGTTCGAGAGTATGAGCCAACATTAGCACCTATATCAAGAACACTTTTAATGTTATGTTGAGCGATAAATTCTAATATTGTATCCATGATCATCCTTTATACACATTCGTTTCAAACCAGTTCAGAAACCTATTCAAATCCATAAAACGATTTGTGTTCTTCACAAACATAGGTTGCATATACATGTCGAGATATTTATAGTAGTCATTATCAATCTCTATGATAGCTTCGATGAAGTCTTCGTCATTTCCATAGTCATGATAATTGAGAAATGCTTTTGGATTGAAATCTGTTTCAACAGTCGTGCTACCCCAATAGATTGGAATGGTATTGCCGATAAACGCCTCATAAATCTTTTCAGTTGTATATCCGGGATAGCTGCTGTTTTCAAAACACATATTGAACTTGAAGTTTGGCAACCATTCGAGTTTGGATTTCATTGCGTCTTTACCATAGGGCAGAACATAACCTATATTATTGAACAAAGGTCCACCAGATGTGATCTGCTTATATTGACTTAGTTTATGAAAGAAGATGTTTCTCTTTTCACAATTAGGATTTCTCACAACAAACGAACAGAAGCCATTCTTCCTTACTATATCTTCTTCTTTACGAACATGCTTCGCATAGCAAGGAATACCATTCTTCTCATTATCATAATCAAATACAACATACAAAGGTAGTCTATACAATCTCTCAGTTTCAAGATGATCGAATGAGATTGCATAGTGACATATGTAATCCCAAGGCCTTTGATTCTCACCTGTGTAGAAGATTTTGATCACACTATTAGGATCAAAATTTACATTGTTATTGCCGAAGTTTCGATCACCGAATAGTAGATACTTTGGGTTCTTATTATCGATGGTAATATCAAATCGTCTGCTCAACAGTGACGTAAACACATCGATAATCTGTTCATGTGTGTCGGTGAATCCTAGTACGAGAGGCTTCTTCATTATGAATACTTCTCCAAGATAGTATCTTTCCAATCTAAAGTTCTATCATATTGGTGCACGATACAAAACTTATTACCATCATCGTTCACAACATAACCATCAACAAGTTTGGGTTGCTTGTCCTCGTATAATTCAAGATAAGTGTCAATTTTATTTTTATATAACATTCCAATATCACCCTTACCAGACTTGATAGATTCGAGTGTTGTTCCAAGTTGAACAGCCCATGCATCTTCATTAATAGTGAACATAGTGTCATGATACCATGGTATCGTACTAAGAATAACATTATAAACGGCCTGATCGACAATAGGAATAGGACGATTAATGCTCATTTGAAAAATCGTGAACAATAGACCTTTAACATAATCAAAATTGCCGGCGATAGTTCCAACATTATAGATTACGTTATCTTTATATAAGTTGTGAAAGAAAGGTCCAAAAGTATCGTGTAAATTTTGATTACCCCATGTTTCGTTCTTATATCTCATACCTTCTGAAGAGGCTACAAGATGTCTTGATATCAAATTATTCTCTAACCATGTTGAAGGATTCGATTGAAATACAACGTCTCGTGTATCGGTTGTTATGACATATCGATAATTTTCTTGTGTTGTATTCAAATAGTTCCAGATGTAAAAGAATCTCTCAACGTGAGGAACTCCATTGGCATGTGCAGTAAAACTACCGTTAGGCATCTTGTTACCATAAATCGATAGTTTAACTCCCTCATCAACCAACTTTGTGATATCTTCAATGTCTATGTTGGTTACAACGAGAGCAATATCACCCTTGAATCCACTTCTCTTAATCGAAGTCACCCAATGCTTTAATTCATTCCATCCATAACCAGAAGCGCCACCTATAATCAAGTCTTTTTTCATATCAAATATCCTTCGTAAAGAAATCGTCCCAACGTGAAATTTCTGTGAATTTTCTTGAGTAGCCGTTGGATGCTAGTAGAGAATGAATCTTATCTCTCATTGAAGTGAAGTTGTGTTCTACAGTTATTGATCTGACATGATACTTCTTATTCTGTTGAAAGAAAGCATTTAGAATACCGAACTCAGTACCCTCTGTATCAACTGACATAAAGTCTATGACCTCAGGTGCTTTATATTCATCAAGCAGATCAACTAGACTTATGGTTTCTACTTGAGTTGTTGGAGAATTCTTTCTTATATTACCAAACTCATCATCCAAACCAAAACCTTTTACGGTAGAAAGAGCAGCATCTTCTGTTGTTACAAATTCTACTTGCTCACCACTAACAGTGAACACACACTTATCTGAAATGCTACAAGTTCTATTTGCAACTAGTCGTTCGTGCCAAACAGCATTTGGTTCAGCAAGAATGCCTGTCCATTTAAAAGATTTTTCTAATAGATACGTATTACTACCAGTAATACCGTCAGTCGCACCAAACTCAACGAAGAAGCCGTTCTCTTTAAAGTTGTTTTCAGAAAGACCCCAAACATCTTGAAAGTTTTGTGATTGTGATACATCAGAATATCTGAAGCATGAACCAACAAATTTAAGTAAATCGCTCTTTCTAAAGTCTGTATGAGCATCACTCTTCAGTTCATACAGTGCTTGAATCAAATTCATTTTTTACTCCATGGAAACTCATTATTGTATTTCATTCTCATAACTTCATTACCTTTGATAAAAAAATCTCTCGTCACAGAGTTTGGATTACCATCCAGACGATAACAAAGCGTGTGTTCTCTGGTCGTGTCCCATTTAGATACATTTTTCACCGCATGAAGATACCTTCTATCTTCTCCCCAAGGACCGCTGTGCCATAGATGACAAGTTCTTTGAATGAAATCTTTTCGAAAAGCAAAAGCAGAAGTATCTATAAGATACTGCGGATTATCATGACTGAAATAGATTGGCCACTTACCAAGACTTTCGCAGTTATCGTGTGCAACATACTGCTTATCTACTGTATAAATTTGTCGAAGAGAATATGCCCAATCTAGATTGTTTTGTTCCATGAGAGCCACAAGAGACTCAACATGATTAGGTTCATACCAGTTGTCTTGGTCGAGAAAGAAAATATAGTCAGAATTGATGAGATGCGGAAACGCAGCATAGATACGTTGACCATTAAGACCATTACCACCAGTGTTTTCGTGTAAGACATAACTGGAAAGCCTATGTGGAGTAGGCCTCAGGGGAACATTATTATGCAGATTGTCCAATGCTTCTGGTCCATCAATAACAATAAGGTGTTGTAAATTCTTGTAAGTTTGATTCTTAACACTTTCAATAGCATCATCAAGTTTTACTGAACCGGTTGTAGGTGTGATCACTGTAACTGTTTTAGGTTTCGCCGAGTCGATTATATTATAATTCATTCTGAGTCATCCATAAAGTTATCAGACACAAAGACATGCACATGACAAGACTTTCTACGATCATGCATTACTTTGATCATATGCTTACTGCCTTTTGAGGCTCCATCCCAAACAACAATAGCCGCATCAGCATATTCAGCCATTTGCACATTTCTTATTGCTCCTGCCGCTTTACCATACTGATCCCAAGGTGCAGGAAACTTTTTCACAGGAATATCGTTCTTAGCTGCCCAGTATTCACCAAGACTGTCTGCTCCAACAGCGCAGCCGGAAACAACTTCGGTAATTTCAAAACCACTTTTTTTGATTGCGTCTTCGATATGGAAAAGTTTGACTAGGTTTCTTGAACCTGCAATGATCACTTTCATTATAAAATCCTCACGACAATTACAATATTATATATTACATTAAAAAAGAGGGGCGTCAAGCCCCTCATTTGTCATTGTTGTTGTGCAGCTTCTCTTGCAACTTCGATGATATCGTTTCGTCTGAGTCCGATATGTGACAATTCGCTGTCTGAGAGTGCTTCAAGTTCAGTTCGGATTTTGTTCTCTCTATGTCTTCTGTCCAATAGAGATACCACATCATAGATAAATCTGACGAGCATATAATGTTATATTACCTTTCTCTGTTTTCGATATGGTTTGCAATCGATATGAGTATCTTGAAACAGTTGCGAGCGTCTTCGGATAGTTCATCTCTATCTCGGAGAGACTTAATAGCGGCAACAGCATCTCGTCTTGTCTGATCAGCATATATCAGATGAGAACAAGGCAATTTACCATTAATCTGTTTCTGAATGATTGCGCCACCCATAACATGTGCACCACCTAGTACGTAAATGGCACCCAATGCTTGTTCTTCGGTCTTGATGTTATCGAGGTAGAGTTTCACATCTTCGATATAGTTGGCAGAATACCCTCTATCATACATTTCAAACAGGTCTTTCTCGACTTCATTAGATCGTTTCAAAGCATCGGGTGCCCAAGTATCAATTACAGTATGAATATCTAATAATGATCTGAGCCAAATGGTCCACTCCACGGGATCAATATCACCTGATGTCATAGAAAGACCAAAAGGAGTCTGTTCTATGGAATGATGAAGATCACGAGTTGCTTTGTGGAGTGGACCAAGATCAGCCATTACTTTTCATATTTCTCTGTCAAGAATTGCTTTGTCGAATCAGTTTTTTCGTTAATAGGAACCTTCTTTGGTTTCTTCTCTTCAGGCACAAAACGCTCAAGCCAAATCTTGAGCATACCGTTGATCAGATCGGCATTCTTCACTTCTACAGTATCGGCTAGTGTGAACTGACGAGTGAATGCGCGATCAGCAATACCCTTGAAGAGATAGTCTGTAGCATCTTTAGCCTCAACGCTACCCTTAACTGAAAGGACACCTTCTTTCAATTCAATTTCAAGGTCTTGTTGTCCGAAACCAGCGACGGCGATTTCGATGACATACTTGTTTTCATCAACCTTGCGTATGTTGTAAGGAGGATAAGTTGGAATCTTAGGAAAGTTCTCTGTAGCAGATGCAACACGCTTGAGGATTTCATCGAATCCTACTGTTGTATTGAACTGCTTGGGAAGAGAAAAAGGTTCAGCGAAAGCCTTAAAAATATCATTCATATGTAACTCCTGTTTAGCGAGTGATTTTGTCCCCCATTAGGCGGGACACATCAGTATATATAATACTTTTACTCTTCAATGTCAAGTTTGTTTTTAATTTTTTCTATTTCAACATGTTGTTTCTTAACGACTTCTATCAACAGCGCAATTAAAGGAATGTAATTTACGCTTTTGTATCCATCTCTATCATCTGTATTCACAATTTCAGGCAGAATCTCTTCTATCTCTTGAGCAATTACACCATAACTCTTATGGTTTGTTGTTTTCAAATTGAATGATACAGGTCTTATCTGATTCAATATTTCAATACAGTATTCCAAAGTCTTAATATCACTCTTCAATCTCTCATCAGATACAGCACTAAAAGTTGTAGATGTTACAGTGCCTGTTGAAGGATTAAATGAAAACGCTGTTGCTGCATTTTTAATAAAAGGTGTTTGTACTCCTGTACCAGAAACAAATACTGGATAAAATGTATCATTTACGGTAGAGGCACTTATTGTTAAATTAGCACCGCTCGTGCCTTGAATACTTGTACCTTGAACACCTTGAGTTCCTTGAACACCCTGAGTACCTGTTGTACCTTGAGTACCCTGAGTTCCTTGAGTACCTGAAGTTCCTTGAGTGCTAGTTCCAGTTGTGCCTTGAGTGCCTTGGGTTCCTGTGGTGCCTTGAGTGCCTGTAGAACCCTGTGTACCGGTAGTGCCTTGAGAACCAGTTGTTCCTTGGGTACCTTGTGCACCAGTTGTTCCTTGAGTACCGGTAGAACCCTGAGTACCAGTGGTGCCTTGAGTTCCTTGGGTGCCTTGAGTTCCAGTAGAACCCTGAGTGCCGGTGGTTCCCTGAGTGCCTTGAGTTCCTTGAGTGCCGGTTACACCTTGAGTACCAGTGGTACCTTGAGTGCCTGTAGTTCCCTGAGTGCCTTGTGTACCTTGAGTTCCAGTAGAACCCTGTGTACCGGTAGCGCCTTGTCTACCTTGTATACCTTGAGTACCTTGTGCGCCTGTAGTGCCTTGTGTTCCTGTAGAACCCTGAGTACCAGTTGTTCCCTGAATGCCTTGGGCACCAGTTGTACCTTGAGTACCAGTTGCACCTTGAGTTCCAGTAGAACCTTGAGTGCCTGTAGTTCCCTGAGTGCCTTGAGTTCCAGTTGCACCTTGAGTTCCAGTAGTGCCTTGAGTTCCAGTAGTGCCTTGAGTTCCAGTAGTGCCTTGAGTACCCTGAGTTCCTTGAGTTCCGGTTGCGCCTTGAGTACCAGTGGTGCCTTGTGTACCAGTTGTACCTTGTATTCCTTGTATGCCTTGTAGACCTGTAGAACCTTGTGTGCCTGTAGAACCTTGTGTGCCAGTGCTGCCTTGAGTACCTTGAGTTCCCTGAGCACCAGTTGTTCCTTGTGTGCCTGTAGAACCCTGAGTACCTGTTGTGCCTTGAGTGCCGGTGGTGCCTTGAGCACCTTGAGTGCCTGTAGAACCCTGAGTACCAGTTGTTCCCTGAATGCCTTGGGCACCAGTTGTACCTTGTCTACCTTGAAGACCTTGTGTACCAGTTGTACCTTGTATTCCTTGTGTGCCTTGTGTGCCTGTAGAACCCTGAGTTCCAGTTGCGCCTTGAGTACCAGTAGCTCCTTGTGTACCGGTAGAACCTTGTATTCCTTGTATGCCTTGAGCACCTTGAGTGCCTGTAGAACCTTGAATACCGGCTGTACCTTGTACACCTTGAGTACCTTGAAGACCGGTTGTTCCTTGAGTTCCAGTTGCGCCTTGAGTACCAGTAGCTCCTTGTGTACCGGTAGAACCTTGTATTCCTTGTATGCCTTGAGCACCTTGAGTGCCTGTAGAACCCTGAGTACCTGTTGTGCCTTGAGTACCAGTAGCTCCTTGAGTACCTTGAGTTCCCTGTGTACCTGTTGTGCCTTGAGTTCCGGTAGTACCTTGTGTTCCTTGTATACCTTGAGCACCTATAGAACCTTGTGTGCCTTGAATACCTTGAGTGCCTTGTACGCTAGTTCCACTGGTGCCTTGTACAGTAGAACCAGTGGTGCCTTGGGTGCCGTTTGTTCCTTGAATGCCTTGGAGACCTTGAACGCCTTGTGCTCCCGTAGAACCTTGTATACCCTGAGTGCCTTGAGTTCCGGTTGCGCCTTGGGTACCAGTGGTTCCCTGAATACCCTGAGCACCAGTTGTTCCTTGAGTGCCTTGGGCGCCTGTAGAACCTTGAGTTCCAGTTGTACCTTGAGTGCCGGTGGTGCCTTGTGTACCCTGAGTTCCTTGAGTTCCTTGAAAACCAGTGGTTCCCTGAGTGCCTTGAGTTCCTGTAGAACCTTGTGTGCCTTGACTACCAGTAGTACCTTGAATACCTTGAAGACCTTGAAGACCTTGAGCGCCTGTAGTGCCTTGAGTGCCGGTACTCCCTTGAGTTCCTGTAGAACCTTGTGTGCCTTGACTACCAGTAGTACCTTGAATACCTTGAAGACCTTGAGCGCCTGTCGATCCTTGTGTTCCAATAGAACCCTGTATACCCTGAGTGCCTTGAGTACCGGTTGTACCTTGAATACCAGTTGTTCCTTGGGTGCCTGTAGTTCCTTGTCTACCTTGTATACCTTGTATACCTTGAGTTCCTGTAGAACCTTGAGTACCTTGAGTACCAGTTGTTCCCTGAGTGCCTTGAGCACCAAATGTACCTTGGGTTCCTTGAGCGCCGGTTGTACCTTGAGTGCCTGTTGATCCTTGTGTTCCAGTGGTGCCTTGAGTACCGATGGTTCCTTGAACACCCTGAGTTCCTTGAGTACCTTGTGCGCCTGTAGTACCTTGAGTACCGGTGGTTCCTTGAGTGCCGGTAGTACCTTGTGTGCCTTGAGTGCCTTGTGTACCTGTAGAACCCTGTGAGCCTTGAATGCCTTGAGTTCCAGTTGTGCCTTGGGCTCCCTGAGAACCTTGAGTTCCTTGTGTGCCTTGGGCACCTTGGTCGCCTGTAGTACCTTGAGTGCCTTGAGTACCAGTGGTTCCCTGAGTTCCTGTTGTACCTTGTAGACCTTGAGTACCTTGTGTTCCTTGAGTTCCTTGAGTACCTTGAGTTCCAGTTGCACCTTGTGTGCCGGTAGTTCCTTGTGTGCCGGTGGTTCCTTGAGTACCTTGAGTTCCAGTTGTGCCTTGTGTTCCCTGAGTACCTGTTGTTCCTTGTGTACCTTGAGTTCCTGTAGAACCTTGTGTGCCTTGAGTTCCAGTAGTACCTTGTGTTCCCTGAGTACCTTGAAGACCTTGTATACCCTGAAGACCCTGAGTACCTTGTGTTCCAGTCGTACCTTGAGTACCTTGAAGACCTTGCGTACCTTGTAGACCCTGTGTACCGGTGGATCCTTGAGTTCCTTGAATACCTTGTACACCTTGAGTTCCAGTTGTACCTTGTGTTCCCCGAGTTCCTTGTATGCCTTGAATACCTTGAATACCTTGTGTTCCTGTAGAACCCTGAGTACCAGTTGCGCCTTGAGTGCCTGTTGATCCTTGAATGCCTTGTGTACCTTGAATACCCTGAGTACCGGTAGTTCCTTGGATGCCTTGGATACCAGTTGTTCCCTGAGTTCCTTGAATGCCTTGTGTACCTTGTGTACCCTGAGTTCCTTGAGCACCTTGTGCAACGGCCGATCCATCAAGACCTTGTATGCCTTGTGTACCTTGGGTTCCTTGAGCACCTTGTATGCCCTGTGATCCTTGTAATCCTAAAACACCTTGTGCAACAGATGAACGCCAAATAAAACCATCACTATGCCAACGATTGCCGTCGTCAGTTTGTACTTGTTTACCTACATATGCAACTGGATCGAGAGTTGATAAAGATGCGAGAGGTATAATATAAAGACCATCATCGCTAAATTTTCTTCCAGATAGAAATTTCTCGGTCACGGAACAACCTCACCAATATGTTCCGCAGATGATTGTTCGTTAGCTGATGCCCAAACTTGGAAACTAGCAGTATTTCCTGCTCTAACATAAACTATATCACCATTAGCCGAATCTGCATCTCTCTTGACAAGAGATCGTCCCTGCAAAGGTATAGCAACAGATTCGCCGGCAGGTACTACAATTCTGCCAAATGCATCGTTATTGGCTGTAGAACCTTCTGGTCTGAATCGAATTTCTATCCAATCTGTAATGCCGGTATTGTTTTTAGCAACAAGAGGTGTTAAGAAAAATATTTCACCAGCAGCAATGCCTCTAGAAGCATCGAGTGGATCACGACTAGTATACTGTGAACCTGAAGGATCAGGAACAGAAAAATCAGGCGCTTCTGCTAGAATTGTCCATGAAGTTCCAACACTTGAATTTTGAATACTTATTGGTTTACCTGTTGATGGTTGACGACATGTAATTCTAGGCATTAAAATCCTCCAAATGTAATAGCCGCTCTAATGGCCTCACGTTTTGTAGGTGCGATAAAACCTCGACCTCCCATTCCAAATCTTGCATCAATAGTAACATCACCAGCAAATATAGCATTACCGGCACTATCTTGACCGGTTGCTATAACTATACCTCCATTTGTCTCTAAGATACTATCTCTGATAGGTAATCTAGCTTCGGCAGGAGGTATCTTGATGGCCCAAACACCAATCATATTGGCTGTCCAAGTATGACCAATTGCTTCAATTCTACTTGGTTCGGTTCTTGTTACTGGATTATTTAGAGTATCTATTAACTTTGCTGTCGCATCAGTTATCATATTTTGCGCACTGACTGTCATACCGGCCAATGCATTAAGTTCATCTCTCATGAATTCAAAACTATGAATAAAAGCACTCAATTTATCTGGTGAAAATACAGGATCACCAATAGTGTTGAATAACAATAATTGAAATCTTTCAATAACATCAGAAGTACCACCTCTCAACATAGATTCGATTGATCTCAACCATGTATCAGAATCATATCTTGTAAATGCTTCGTCAGCCGTGTCCCATGTTGTTGTATAACCATTTGATACGAGATCATCCCAATTGTCATTCACAATCGTATTTCTTGCTGAAGAAACTAGATTAGCCGATGATGTCTGGACATTAAGAGTTGCAGTCATTTCTCTAGGTACAAGAACTTGTCTAGAACCATCTGCAACTAAAGAATAGTCGCCAAATTGTGTGGCACAAGAACTTAAGATAATTTGTCCACCGGACATAGCCAAGAAATGTTTATGTGCCCACATAGAAATAGCATTAACGGCGTTGATCAATCCGCCGTTCTTGGCACAATAACCAATTCCATTATATGAAACTGGTGTAGCACCCCATGTCATGATGTTTGGGAAAATAGAATATTGTGAGCAAACAAGTCCATCCGCTAATGCGACTCCAGCTCCTCTTGGAAATAATGGATTGCCATTTATAGCATCCAATGAATCACCAACAAATCCGGGTGGTTGTGCGCTTCTGACTGCACATTTATGTGCATATGGTACTCTAGTGATAACTGCGCCAGGTCTAAAACTAAATGCAAATCCTTCAGTAGGATCGGTCAGACTATCTAATCTGAAGTTCTCGATCATCAAACCTTCAACGAAACATCCTGAACCCATTCTTATAACATTGCGTTCTTCGAATCCTGCTTTGGGTCTGACAAATACACCTCTATGAGTTCCCTGTATAATGGTGTTATCGGGCATATCCAAATGCCCTTCTGTTTCATATATGCCTGGTCCAACTTTAATTACTGTTAGTTCTACTCTGTTATTCGCTATTTCAAGCGCCCTCTCAAAAGTAGCAACAGCATCAACTTCAGAAAAACCGCTGTTCGTATCACTGCCTGTGGAAGTTACGAAAACGGTATTTGCAACAGGAGTATCAATACTTGCATCACCAATATTTCTCCAAACACCGTTTCTTCTAAGTTGTAAGAAGTCTACGGTTTCGTTATATATGACAAGACCATCGGGCGGAGACGCGATAGTATCACGATCCGCCGTGGTCATTCTTGGGAACAATAAGCCTTTATTTGTCGAATTTATTTCTAGAGCGGCGGCAGAGTTAGGTGTTACATCGAGGTCTGAAACAACTAATGAGCCGCCAAATGAAGTTATCTGTGTCATTTTTCCTTTATGCTATTTTTTTAGGTCTCCCACGACCACGCTTAACTGGTTCTGTAACAGTTGACGATTGTTCGTTTTGAACGATGCTCTTGCTGGTAACAAGTATAGAAAGTCCTGTTGAACCAAGACCACCAATTCTATCCGTCTTCTGAGAAGGGGCAGTCTTCGTTTCTTCAATGGTATACTTCAACTGACTGATAAGTTCAGCCTGAGCGATACGATCACCGATCTTGATCACCTGAGGATTCTCACTCATGTTGGTTAGAAGCACAAACGTTTCTTGTACATAATCTGAATCGATAACTGCTTCAAGGTTTGCAAGAACTAGACCTTGCTTGTAAGAAAGACCCGACCTGGGATGAATACGAATTGAGTAACCTTCAGGAATATCAAAGATAAGACCGGTAGGAACCATAAGTCTATCACCAGGCATAATTGTCAACATCATCTGTTCACCACTAAAAAGTCTGGTGAATGGTGCATTGAACGCATTGAAGCCAGTATATTCAGTCTTTCCATTGGGCTGGAAAGCAAGATCGAAACAGGCTGCCTGTTCTGTACCAAACTTAGGTAGAACCACATCAGGGTGCGTCTTATAAATTTTCAGAGTTGTCATAATATATCTCCATTATGTTAAGTTACCTCTTCCCAGTCAATCGCAGAATACACATCATCACCCGCTTTTGAAGTTTGGGCAGCAATCAAGAATACTGAATTAGCACCCGTGAAAGAATTTCTTTCGAGTTGGTATTTAAACAGACCATCAGCCAAAGAAACAGGCGTCGAGGCCTGGTTTGTAACAGTTACAAATCCAGAAACATAATCTGTACCGCCTGTGAATGATGCTGCATTAATATTATATTGAACAGAAGAATCGTCACCTGCGCTTATCCAAACACCGCCGGCAACATTTGCACCAACGACTATTTTATATTTGACGATTGATCCGGACGCAGAAGCGGCGCCGATATGTATGTCTTTAGGTATAACTATAGCATCTGCTCTTTCACTTTTCAATCTGATCGCTGCAATAGGATACCATGTATCAGCCGATGCAAGATCATACCCAGCATTTGCATTTTGTCCTGCGGTTCTTGGTCTACCACGAAGTTCATATCCGCCTTCTGAAATGACAGTAGTACAGACAATTCGAAGATTGGAAGCATTACCTGTATTAGCCGTGTTCTCAATTTCTGTGCGAACAGGAAGACAGGCTGTTCCCATGTAAGGAGAAGAAATGATGTTGGAATGATTGAATGAGTGACAATGTATGAATCGACCGTTAATAACAAACCCACATCTTACCGTACCTAGACCCAACCATTCGATGTCCATAAACATAATCTGTGCCTTGGTCATATCAAGTGTAAGGCCAGACGGATTTCTATTTTGTGTAGAAGTGCTTTCTGGTGATGGTGAGATATTACTACCATCTAGTGTATCAACATTCCAATCGGCCTGTGCAACTCTATTTTCTACAACTGTGCCAGATGAGCCGTTTCTAATAACGAAATATAGATTTTGTCCGTCTTGTTCTATAAAGACACCGTTGTTTGTACCAAAATATCCATATCGTTGTCTCAGACCTGTTTGTGCCGGAGCCATAACATATGTCTGAAGAATCTGTAAAGACTTACCTGGTTGATAAGCAAACACGCGAGAAGATTCGCGATATACGTAGGCGCCGTTTGAAGTACCCACATGACATATAATCGATGAAGAGTTTGCATCGTGTGTATAGTAACTATCAAATGCTGAATTGGCAGTACCAATCTTACCATTGTCTTGATAACGATGAAAAGAATCGAACAATGTTAAAGGTTGTGAAGTTCTGGCTCTACCAAAAGCATCGACAGCCATACCAGAAGGATTAGCAGGTCCGATAACATTACCATATTGGTCAGCCAACATGACCACTTCGAAGATGGTTTTTCCATCATTCAAATATTGATTTGTATCTTTACGAAACTGGGCCATTATTCTTCTCTACGTTTCTTTCCTATTGTATATTTAGTGACCAGAGTCCACTCATTCTTCTCTTTATGAGAGATTATCTTTATGAGACTGATTGGAACTGTCGGATTCTTACTTTTATCAGGAACAACGAGAGTTATGAGATTCCATTCACTCAGAAGATTGACTATGGTATTTCTTCTACCAATGTCTTCTTCTGTGAAATCTGAGGGTTTACCATCAAGCAAAAATAACTCTTTAAAATGTAAAATATAGTATCTACCCTGCTTATGTAGTATGTGACAGGATTGATATAAAGTTTTATCTTTCTTAGAGGCAACTCCTATACGGGAAAGCGTTTCTCTGACTTTTAGGAAGTCATCGGGTTCTTTTAGTGTCACCTCTACCAGTTCTTCTATGTTTCTCATCCAAACCACCTTTGAATAACTTCTTTTTTATTTCATTAAGTTGGTCATCAGACAGAACAGACAGAGCTTCCTTGGCTTTCTCATTTGAGTACTGATAATACTCTTTTACAGCATTCAGGTTCTCAATTGTCTCTTTCTTATGCCACTTTTGAAACGGACGTTTATAGCCGCGTATAGTATTTAGAAGGTATTGGTATTGAAGAACCTTGTCAGTATTGGGTAGTTTATTCATTTCATTTGCATACAAAACACAATCTTTATGAAAAGAAAGAGCCTTGTTAACGACGAAGGGAACATAATCCCCTTCGTTTTCTTCGTTTATCACAGATTTCTTATTCTGTAGAATTGATGGTATGATATCCTTGAATAGGTCAGTCATTATTTCCAATTGCTCGATGAATATTGTGTAAGCAGCTTCTTTTCAGCATCACTGATTTCAAAAACCTCTTTCATATCTTGTTGATTTATAGGTATCAAAATCATTTTTCTACCGTCCTTAGTCTTATGATTCTTATACTGCAATTGGTCTCCCCTGATCACATAAACTTTACCCTCAGAGAAATGCTTCTTTGAGGTTGGAACAGAAATGAAGTATACTTCATATGCGTTTTTACACTTTTTGAGTTGATTTTCCCTAATAGAAAAGCTGTCTTTCGTCACAAAAGGAACTTGAGTCTTGACTTCGACATGTTTACCTTCAACAATCATATCTTTCTCAGAATCAAATTGGTTAACAGAGACTTCAACTATCATACCTTTTCTACTAAAGTAATTTGTTATAATACTTTCTCCTGCTTTACCCATTCTTTCAATATTATACATATTTTTTCTCCTCTATCAAACAAATTCACAATCAACCATAATTTCTGTCAGACAGGAGACGAGGTTAATTTCCTGATCAGCCACAAAGGCACTTTGATACTGGTATCTAGATATGATCACAACCGCCTGCGGTATACATTCGGGTTTAAAATACTCATACAACGAATCATAAACCTTACGATAGATGCGCGCAGGCTCAATATCAGAATTAGCTACAACCCACTTACGCATCTCGCTGAAATTTCCCTCTTTCAAGAAACCAACAAGTTCCGATATCTTTCTTACATCTGAAATCTGAGAAAGAGTACCAGCATCAATAGCACCAGATGCGGAATAACGCTGAAGTTCATTGAGAGTCCTGCGATAATCAGGGAAATGTTTCTCGACAATCTTGACAAGAACTTGTTTATCATATTCAACACCTTCTTTGTTGAGAATAATCGACAGTCGCGAAAATAACTGTGCAGCCATTCTAGGCTTTTCTTCTGCCTTAAGACTGAAGTCGATGACAGAACATCGAGAATGTAATGCATCAATCAATCTAGACTTGAAGTTACAAGTGAAAATGAAAGAACAATTTTCACTGAATTCTTCAATAGCACCACGCAAACCTGCTTGTGCTTCAGGTGTCAGGTAATCTGCCTCATCTAAAATGATGACCTTGCGGCCGCCGGTCAACGAAATCGTTGATGCATATCCTTTAATCCTAGTGCGCAGCATATCTATGCCGCGCTCTTCAGAAGAGTTGATGAACAGGTGATTTAATCCAAGTTGCTCACATACCGCCTTAGCGATAGTGGTCTTACCGACACCGGCGGAACCAGTGAGCATCAGGTTGGGAATATTACCCTGATCAACATACTCTTGAAATACCTTCTTAATACGATCAGGAAGAATACAATCCGCCACAGTATGAGGTCTATAC